ATGTGCTTTACTTAGGAAGCCAAATATACCCATGCTAGTAAGTAATGCTAATGCAATAACAGCAGGTACAAGATAGAGTTTAAGTAGGAAGCCACAACGATTCCAATATTTTCGTAACCATACCGTGGTAGTAATCTTGCCTATTTCTAGTATACCTCCCATTATAATAACAGGAATAACCGCACCAGCAAAGATAGCAGTTAAACCAATAATACTATAGTAGGCTGCTACTGTACTTAATGCTAGTGCTACTAACAGTGTTAGGGAAGATAGGGACAAATATTTTTTATACATCCTAGTATTTATCTAAAATATGTCTACTGATTGTATTCATTGGGATAACCAAACAAGTGCCCGTATGTGTTAACAAACTCGGGCATATGCATTACTAGTTTTCTAGGAAGGCTTCTACCTTGATATATGTAATATGTAACATATAACACAGCACCGTCTTCATTGATATTACGTTCTTTGACTTGAATTACTTCAATGACATTACCATCATCAAACGTATACTTCTTACCTACTAAATCATGTGTCATAATTATTTTGTGTTGTGGTGTACACTAAATGTACTCCACTGGCCACGCCAGTTATCATGTTCACTATCCATACCCTCGTCATTAAGTTCTACACCATTATAAACTAACCGTGTAACAACACTAGTACCTTCAACATCCCAGTTCAACACTTTAAGTTTCTTAGGCTCAAACACACCCTCAATAGTTGTTTGAATACAACTGCCTTTACCACCTTGAGTCCAATACAACCAATAACCTTTACCTAAGTAATGTGGATATAGTTCTTCTTGTTCTTCTACAGCATCATAATAACTATCTTCATCATTTGCTTCACTAACAAATGATTCCAAATCACCTTCGTAGATTATCTCACCCTCACTATTCTCAATAGTCATGTGAGTATCATCTTGGTCAAAGCCCCAGAATGAAATCTTGTCCTGATACTCATAGTAAGGACTATCAAATCGTGCCGCTTTAGGAGTATTATTTTCATCGTAATCGTAGCTCTCATTAAGAGCATCACTTAAATCATCTTCGTGATCCTCATCACTCCAATAATCATATTGTTGTTTCTTAATCTTGTGTACGCCAATCTCACGTGTGCGACCCCAGATACGAATAGTGTAACTATCTTCAGGATAACTTTCTTTTAATGAGTCGTTATCTTCTGTGTCGTTTTCAAAGGGCCACTTAGCAGTCTCTACAAAATCACTATTTGGTGTGGGCCAGTGTGCAGGAGGATTACTATCTTTTTCATCTTCTTCCAATGTAGAATTTTCAAATGGCCATTTAGCAGGAGGATTATCTACTGTTAGTTGTTCAAATTCTCGTTTTAACTCTTCCAAGTCAGCTTCTAAATCAGCTTCATCAACTGGTTCTTCATCTGTCGGCCGATCTTCCATCATAATCCAACTTTCATTGCAATCAGGACAATAGTAACCACTCTCTTTGATTTCAGGTAGTTCACTTTCTTTGTGCATAGCACCGCAACTAAAACAAGGAATTTCTTCCTCTGCCGCTTCCTTAGACCAACGTGCTTCACGTTCTTTACGTGCTACTTCGTCTGCAACACCGGCTTCTGTTAAAGAGGTATCGCTCTCACAGTATGGGCATACTTTCTTAGCTTCTAGTTTTCCTGTCTCATCATCTTCTGGCCATTCCCAGTCAGCATCATAACTGTAACCAGTCCACTTACACTTAGTGCATTTGTGAGTGTGTGGCGCCGGTTCAGGCTCAATTACCCAACTAGACTCATCACCTAGTTCGTAGGTAACATCGTATCCACCTTTACGGTCAGTCCAACAATCATCATATTGAAACTCCCATTCAATCTCTACATCATTCTCGTAGGCATCATTAATAACATCTTCATAATCATATGTACCATCACTAATACCATCTAGTATTACTTTAATCTCATCTTCTTCCTTGTCAGGATAGATTTCACTTAATAGTGCTTCATCAATTTCAATAGCATATTGACGATCATGTTGATGCCATTCGTGTTTAACTATTGTTACCATTTTGTGCCTCCTTAGCGTTCTGGTAAATTTTCTTAACTATATCTACTAGTGGACGAACTAACCATCCACCCAAATATATACCGGCGATAAAATATATGCCTTCGTTTAAAGTCATTTTTATTCCTCTAGAATCTATTATAACTCAACTGTGGTATAACATCTACTAGTTTGGACACACATTATACGAACAAATCAAAACTAGATTTCCCATATACAGTCCCGTCAATGTCACATTTGTCACATGGATTTTGTATCCTATTACCCATTGATAGATTCGTTCTATACTCAGTCAATTTGGATAACCAATAGTCAATGACCGGGGTATTCTTTATGTTATACACATTGGTAGTTTTGCCCCAATCTTGTTGGCATAGTAAGTAATCTCCATTCCAATCAACAAATATTTTATAAAACGGGATGTAACAAGGACGAGATATGTTTAGTACCTTGGTCTGTTGTATGATATCTATCCTATTAATTATTTTTATGTTAGCAATATCATATTGATGTTTTAACACTAGCTCTATCTTTACACCATCTAACATTTCAATAAAATAAGTAGTAGCATCTGTGTCATACATACTAACTGTTATAGTAGTACATCCTGCATTAGCAAGATCAATAGCAATGTCTCTAGTTAACAAATCACCGTTTGTATTAATCTCTATCCATTTAGCTGTTGGGCATGATTGTTTGATATTACGCACACATTCTGCTATATTAGGATGTAACAATGGTTCACCAAAACCCACAAAGCCTATCCTGCCATCAAACCCAAATGTTGATAACTGCTCACCTAATAGTGTACATAGATCGGGATCAATATGTTTTTTCTGATTCTTGTAGATATTAGGATCAACTCGAGGACAGAAGGAACAGGCTCTGTTACATAGTTCCGTAGGATTGATTTCTACACTACGTAATGCAGAATATAAATCAACCGCACCCTGTTCTTGCAGGCGTCTTAACTCATCTGAGTTCATTTTCGAATTTCTTGAATGTATCAATATCAGTTAACGACATTCTAAACAACTCGTTAACTTCCTTCATCTTAACAGGTAAACTATATCTAGTTTTAAACAATACATAATTTCCTTCAGAAGGTACTACATCATACTTATCCTCAATGTAGTTTCTAGTTTCTAACATACGACTAATATGCATACCTATTTGAGGTAACAGTTTGTTAAGAGCAGGTATAGTAGCATTTGTAGTTACATAGCCTGGTCTTACGTTTTGTATTCTATTAATTATATCTGAATTAGAAAAGCAGTATCCAAATCTTAATCCAGGAGATGCTATCGTTTTGCTTAGTGTTTTCACTACAATTAAATTGTCAGCAGTAATAGAAGTATCCAGTACAGAGCAATCACTAAAATCACAATAGGCTTCATCTACTATGACTAACTTGTAAGTGGGTAATAGGGACAAGATTTCATTTTTAGATAAGGCTTTACCGGTCAAGCCGTTAGGGTTTGCTATGTATAAAATATCTGCATCATCTTTAATCTCATACCCTATATGATGTGCATATAGTTGAGCCAGTTGCCAAGTTGGGCTAACAATCTTTAAAGAGTTACCTTGATATAATTTTAAGATACGTAGTATTATATCAGATGACCCATAACCTATAGCTATGTTATAAGGAGAAATACTATAGTATTGAGATAACAATCTATATGCTTCTGCATCATCCGGATAGGTAGATACGCTATGTTCAACGTTTCTGTCTAAAAACTTATCATAGCATACATTATTGGACAAATCTAAAATCTCAGATTTTGGTAATGGTTGTGTCCAATCATGTCGTATCATTTGAAATATTTAACATCCTTATGCTTAACAAATATAATTGTATGAAATTTGTTCTGATACTTGATTGGTAAATCTAAATGCACACTAATACGAGGGCCTTCAATCTGATTGATTTCAGTATCATTGCCCACTGTACCCACAAAAGGAATCTTGTTCCATTTGCCTGTAACACGATCACCGATATTGTATTTTGATTGATATCGATGTATCTTAAAATATTCTGATAGACTTGCCATTATTCAACTCCGAAATGATCTTGGTATTTATTCATCAATCGTTCAAATGCATTAAATGACAGTTCTTGCTTGTTAATTTCAACACATTCCCGAACAATCAACTCGGCGAACTTTTGTATAGCATTACGGTCATATTCATCCATTTCATCCCAGCAACCCTGTGCGGTTAGTCCTGCATGATACATTAGATCATCAAATTTAGTACCGATATTCATATAATCGCTTGCAGTTGTAAATTTTAAATCATTCATTTCTTCGTCCATTTGACATAGCCACCATTAGTATTACTCCAAGGGCAATATTGCTCCCAAAGTTGTTTAGCCTCAGCAGGATCACTGTGACTTTTCATTAACTGGTCTACTTTAGGTCTTGTAGTGTATCCTTCATGACCCCAGTTATGGTCTTTTAATGCAGTTTCTAGTTCATTCATTTGTCATCCCTAAAACGAACAAAGCGAGGGAAACGCAAACTGTAAGTACCATCTTGGTTCTGTGTAATTACATCACATAAGACTTCAGCAGTTCGACCAATGACCAGATTACGATTAGTCCAATAGTCATCCCTATCACCATCACTAAAGCCACTACCTACATTGACTGTAATTTCTTTCCCGTCGTCAACTCCATGACAAACTAATGCTCCAAGTCTTCCTAAGTTTCTACCAGTACCTTCTTCAAGACCCACAACTTCTAAATCTACTGTTAGTGTAGGCTTCCACTTCATCCAATCTGTACTACGTTTGCAGATATATGGAGCTTCTAATTCTTTAATCATAATGCCTTCAAACCCTGCGTTCACATTGTCTTTAGCATAACGTTCAAGTTGATCCTTACCTGCGGCTGTATCTAAGTCAACCATAATGTGTGGTAGTAGTTCAACGTTAGGCATAGTGTCAACTACGTGGCGAATGTGTTCAAGTATAGCAATACGTTTACGTAGTTGAGCATTCCAATGTCCTTCACGGAAATCACTTAAAGGAATAATATCAAAGATATTAAACACACTATCATCTGCTTGTACATCAGTCTTACGGCGTGCTTGTCGCATTAGTTCTTGGAATGTATTACCGATCACTTCGCCATCTAATACAAATCCGTTAATCAATGCGTTCTGATGACCTCTAGCAATTTTAATCCAGTTACTACTAATTTGTTCTTCAATGTGTGTAAAGTTATCAAACACTTTACCATTACGGCTATAACAAACAGTAGTGACACCCTCACTTGCTCCGGGTATCACAAACATCAATACACGTACACCATCTAACTTAGGCTCTAAACGTTTAGTGCCCTTCATCTCAGGTCGGCCCTCACTATTAGTTGCTAATTGGCAACCAAATACAGGAATTTCATATTCTGTTTTCTTACAGATTTTGTTGATCGTCTTTTCAGACACTCCGGCACGTAAATCCCTACGAATGATAGGGGCACAAAATGTATTCCATTCACTACTATCAAATCGTTCACTCATTTCATTGATAGCATCAAGTGCGGCATTGCCTGACAAATCACGGTGTGACAATAGTGTAAGCAATGTATTAAAATCACTCCAAGGATTTTCAGCATCAATAATGCCTACAGTATCAGGGACTTTACGTACACCAAATGTAACGTAGGGATTGTAACAAGCCTTAGTCAGACCCAAAAAAATCTGAGCATTTGTGCTACCGAGGACACTTGCCTCTAATGCTTGTTTAATAACATCTTCCTTGTGCAGGCGACTATCTGATTCATTCAGTTTGTTAATCCATGAAGCGGACATTTAATCTTCTTTCTGTGCTGTTGAAAAGGGCCACGCTGTTGTTGCGACAAAAGGTGGACGGGGTTTAAGTTCTAGTGTTTCTATGCTCTCATTATACACGTCCTCATCAATTTTGTCAACAACAAACGGACCCAAAATAGTAATAGTATCTTCTTCTACTTCCCAATCACTATAGTCATATAGCCATGCCGCACCACTACGTTCATATTCATCATTCGGGTCGCCATTTGCCCAAAGTTCTTCAATTTCTTCTTTTTCTTCATCGGTGAAGGATTCATCAAACTCAAAGTCTACTGCACAAAGGTCCTCGAGTTCACAACCCCAACCAATTGTAGGATCGACAGAATGATACCGATCATCGCTATATGGTAACTCGGATTCATCTTCTACAAACCCTTGACCCCAACGATATAGTTCGGTTACACTCCAACCACGGATAGTGCCATCAGGCATTTTTTTATAAACATCATAGAATGCTTCTACTGATTTTTTATCTACTGGTTTAATACGATATAGTATTGCCATTTTATTTTCCTTCTACAATGTAGTATTTAGAATGAGGGTAAGTTACCAATAGCCACTCTAACATCTCAGGGCTATATGGTAACCTCACTGACTGATATTTGTTTGTAATATACATTACCAGCTACTGTTATAAAATACTTTTAATCCTAAGAACACTTCTGCCTTAGCGTTGTTCACAAACTCAAGGTCTTGTTCATAGTAATGATTGTCTGCAGGATTGCCAAAGAAGAAACCCGTTGTATTCGGAAGTTGACCATGACGAATAGCTTGTTCAAGTTTATCCAAATCATCCCAAGTTAGTTCTAACTCAATGCCATTAAATGTAGCATCTTTATTACCTGTACCTGGCATACCCTTGCTTCGCCAAAGCTGTTCCATCCAACCATGCAAGTTAGGATGCTTACGCCAATAAGCAATCTCGTATGGCTTAGTAACAGTTGTACTTACAAATTCATTAACTGTTTGATCAAACTCTGCAGTGTCATAATACTCATTTTGTTGACCTTTCTTGCTGGCAACATAAGCATACATATCAAGTCCCATTTTACTCTCCGTTAATTAAATATTTGGAAATTCGTATTTTTTCCAATCCTCAGCATTCTCTGTTTTTAACAGAGTTGCCGCATCTGTATAGCCATGATTGACTAGTGTTTGAATACAATTTTCTATAATCAAACTAACAAATTGATCAGGGTCAAAGTCATAAGTGTACGTGAAGCGATTACCATTCTCATCAACTTCAATATATCCACTGGCTTGTTTAAAAAGTTTTTCAATATCATTATTCATCATTCAACTCCACCATTCCAAAATGTATAAGCAAATCTCTACCTAATAACGGACCATGTTCCCATGCACTACATGCATAACGATTGCATTCCTGAACAATCAACTTGGCAAACTTTTCTTTATCAAAGAGCCAACCTTCTCCACTGTTTGTTGTTGGTTCAATGTAAGTTGTAGCCTGTTCAGCAAATTCTTTAAATAGAATATTCATACATTAACCTTCACACGATTAAGTTGAGTAGTGTTATCTCTATGACTTTTAACAGTGCCATAAATGTCAAACATTTTACCAGCTGGCAATTCACTTTTATAAGCAAAGAACACTACTTGGTCATCACTAGTAATACCGGTAATGTAATGTGTCATCCACTTTTGTGAATAGATTGATTTCAATACTTCAACAGTAAGTGATACCTTGTTACCAACAGTACTAA